CAGGTCGGTACGAAGTGGAGATGCCGAACCTCAAGAACGAATACACGGTCGACGAGAACCCGGAGCTGAGGGTCTTCGTTCGTCCGACAGACTACAACCCGCCCGTGTTCAACACGGGATCTGTCTCTCCCGTAGGGACCGTCATCAACCGGGGCTACTACCGGATCGACAACGACCGGACGAAGGAACAGGTCGTGCCCTTCGGGACGGGATCCTACCAGGGCGGGACCGACTGGACCAGACTCAGCTACGACGGAAACGGGAACTACTTCGACTTCTTCATGAGTTCCCTCGCACCGGGGCAGGTCTATCGCGTTGTCTTCCTATTTGATCAAGACGGTCGGAAGCAGATCATCGACCGCGGGTTCAAGTTCAGGATAACGTGAGGACAATGCAAGCTCTAGAAATGGAAGACCAAGAAGAAAAGGCACCGGAATTTCGATTCTCTACTCGAAAGCAGTACGAGAAGGAACTGGTGCGACTGGCACAAGACGGCGATGACGAGGCATACGAGTCACTGGCGGAAGAGTACGTCCGCTTCTGCGACACAGAGATGAATGGCTAGCAAGCTCTTCTCACTTTTCGATGACCAGATGAAGAAGCCCGGCGAGGTCGTCGCCGGGAATCCGCAGAGCCTTGCGACCATCTCGGTCAAGCCCGAAGAGCAGAACTACATCATCGGGAAGCTCCGCCAGTTTCAGGTGGCGGAGTCTAAGATCGACTACTCCGACTTCAAGAACTTCGTGTTCTTCAACTCGGCCCTGGACTACTTCAACCTCACCGCTGAGAAGATCCTGAACGAGTACCCGTTCGACGGGAGCATCGACGTCGTCGACACGTTCACATTCGACCTGGATCCCTACCAGCGGTACGTGGCCAGCATCTGGCCGAAGAACACGGGGCACCTCCGGTTCAACTCGGCGATCTCCTCGTCGTTCATCTCCGTGATCGACCTCGGTCAGATCTACGGTGACACGAAGGCCGGGACCACCCAGCAGGCCGGCATCCTGAGCCCGGGCACCGGCTCACTGGCGTTGGAGTTCTGGTGCAATCTCTCTGGTTCGTCGGCCAACTCGGCCGCGATGGTCGTCCTCCAGAAGGTCAGCTCCTCCGGTGACGGGTACACCGTCTACGCCTCGGGCAGCAGCATGATCTTCCGGATGGTCTCGGGGTCCGTGACCACGGAGGTCTCGGCCCCGTTCCTCACCGGCCTGACGACCTACTACGCTTTCGTCTATGATCGGACCAACACCCTGGTTCCGGTCATGACGGCCTACACCGGATCGGCCGGAGTCTTTCCGGTCGCCGTGGCTTCCGCCTCCAGTCTCATCGGAGGCCCCCTGAACATCGCCAACGCCCAGGCCTATATTGGCAGTGGTACGTTGTCCGGGAAGGTGACGGCGCTCATCTCCGGTGCCCTCGATGAGGTGAGGGTGTGGCGGACTCCTCTGCAGTTGGCGGACCTGTCCGGAACCTACAACGTCCAGGCCCACGCGCAGAACAACCTGATGGGTTGCTGGCACTTCAACGAGTCGGGGTCCATCACCCCGGACGACGGAAGCAACCCTCTGGTGCTCGACTACTCGGGCCACCGGATCAACGGGCGCATCATGAACTACTACGGTGGGCTCCGTGGATCCGGCTCCCTGATCCCGTATGCCCAGCCCAGCCTCATGCTCTCGGCCTTCTTCAATTCTCCCGAGATCCAGACGCTCATCAGCACCCAGCAGGCCTCAGGCAGCGAGTACGACCGGGTCAGCGACAACATCATCACCCGGCTCGTCCCAGAGAACTTCCTGAACCTGGAGAACATCGCCGACACCACGGTGCTCCAGAACTTCCTCTACATCCTGGCCCGCAACTTCGACCAGATCAAGGTGAAGATCGACCAGTTCACGAAGGTCCTGCGGCAGAACTACACCCAGTTCAACCAGACACCCGATGCCCTGTTGGCCGACATCGCCAGGTTCTTCGGTTGGGAGTTCACCGGGAACTTCCTCAGTGCCGACGCATTCCAGTACCTCCTTGGCAAGAACGTCCTGGCGAACCAGGACGCGAACAAGGAGCTGGACGTCAAGCTATATCAGATCAAGAACGAGTTCTGGAAGCGTACCCTCATCAACCTGATGTACCTCTACAAGAGCAAGGGTACGCGGGAGAGCGTCGAGTCCTTCTTCCGCATCTACGGCGTGAACAAGAACTTCGTCCGCCTGAAGGAGTACGGCTACAAGCCGAACGTCGGCATCCAGACCAGCCGCATCCATGCCGACAAGAGCGTGTATGCCCTGATGTTCTCGGGGAGCCATGGGACCGGTTCGCTCACGGGATCGGTGACTTCTGCCCCGTTCACGGGTTCGGCCATGAGTGCCGAGGTTCGGTTCTCGTTTCCGCTGGAGAGCAGCACCGAGCTGACCCCGCTGATCTCGACCGGCTCGCTCTTCGCCCTGTATTCCACCGCCCTCTCTTCGAGCGGAGGCATCCTCGTCCCGACGGGATCCCAGCAGCTGGCATACCAGGTCTACTGGACGACTCCCTTCGTGGGAAGCACGACCGGCACGCTGTTCCTGACGGGCAGCGAAGGTCTGCTCAGCATGTCGAACATCCCGATCTTCGACGAGAAGTGGTACAACGTCTCGATCCACCGGAACTCTCCCTCGGGAACCCTGAACTTCCGGCTCCACCGGCTGAACTACGATGAGGTCGACGTAAACCTCTCGGCCACCCTCTCGGCCCCAGAGTCTACGAGCAGCTCCCTCTGGCAGCTCGTCCTCGGAGCCACCAACGGTCTCAAGGCGCAGGGGTGGATGCAGGAAGCCCGTGTCTGGAACAAGGACCTGACGAGGACGGAGATCTTCGACCACACCCTGAACTTCCAAAGCTACGGTGTCGACTACCCTAGTGATATGGGATCCTTGGCCCTCCACTGGAGGCTCAACGACAACGTGAGCGCCTCGGCCGGAGGGACCATCTCGGCCGCTAACGCGTTCCAGGACATCTCTCAGAACAGGATCACGGGTTCGGCGGCGGGCTTCTCTCCCCTCCGTGCCCCGTACGAGAAGTTCCTCTTGGATTACAACTACATCGCCTCCCCGGACTTCAGCTGGAACGAGGACAAGATCCGGATCCTGAACTCCTCGGAAGTGAAGCCGACCGACGTGACCTACGACAACCAGGCGCTGGCCCTCGAGTTCAACATGATCGACGCCCTGAACGAGGACATCTCCCAGGCGATCTCGACCATGGACAACTTCAACAATGCCATCGGCTTGCCGGCCAACCGATACCGTGCGACCTACGCGGACATCGAGGTCATCCGGAGGCAGTACTTCAAGCGGCTCCAGGGCCGACTGAACTTCCGGGTCTTCTCGGACATGTTGGAGTTCTTCGACCGAAGCTTCATCACCATGATCCAGAGGCTCTTGCCGGCCCGTACGGTCTTCCTCGGAGACGAGTTCGTGGTGGAGAGCCACATGCTGGAGAGGCCGAAGCTCCAGTGGAACTACAGACGCCAGACCGTGCCCTTCATCCCGGAAGGCGTGATCACAGTCTACGTGCGCACCTAGTTATAAGACGGAGAATCTAGAAGATGAGCAACTGGGTCTACGACGGAACAACCAACTCGGGGTCACTGAACTTCCCGAAGACAGACGGGACTCCCATCCCTGTGGGTGGAGATCCGACGAAGTTCGTAGACGCGGTCGACTACAACGTCATCAGTCAGGCGCTGACCGACACCCGTTTCGCGATCACGTCCGGAAACTTCTTCGGGTTCGGCAGCCGGCAGGTCTCCGGTGCCCTTCCTCCGGGAGCGCTCGTCACCAACGACTTCCTCTTCCTCCGGCAGGATGGAGCCCTCATCCAGCACAAGGGTTCGTACCTCGGCGCGACCCCCGGTGACTTCGTCATCGCGGCCGCTGCGGCCAACGTGCTCTACCAGCAGTACTCGGAGATCGTGCTGCCGACGGGTTCCAACCCGGCCACTACACCGGGATTCCCCTTCGGTTCTCCTGGAGGAGCGATCGTGTACCTGAGGAACAACGGCCAGGCTGTCGGTCAGACACCGGCCGTCAACCGTTCACAGCTGGTCGTCCGGTGGTCCATCGACGGTACCGAGACGGTCATCGCGGAGAGCCCGGCGATCTAACATGGCGGACATCGTTTGCAACGACTGCGGAGAGAAGCTCGGTGAGGTGCTGGTCGGATACGATCCGGCGCAGCCCCAGCCGCACTCCTGCGTCGATTGTTGGATGGAGTCCATGGGCGTCGATCAGCAGGAATGGATGCACCTCGAGAACCAGCCGAGGGACATCCAGCACATGAGCCCCATCACCACCCTCTATGTGCTGAAGCGGGGTGTCTTTGATGATGTGGTGGATTCGGATGACGACCTGCATGTCACACTCTGTCACGAGGACCTGAGGGCCGCTCCTGTTCCCATGATGATGGGAAACCTCAGGAGAAAGCTGCACAACGGTCGGACACACATCGACGGGCTCTACGTTCGTGGGACGGGAAACTTCTGCCTGCGCATCGACACCCCTGGCTGCGATCCCCTCTACACGCACAGCTTCAAGGTGACCTAACGTGCCGGGATTCCGTGGAAATAGCTCCGGATTCTTCGACGCTATCTATGGAGATGGCTCGGACGGTGTCGTTACGCTCACCTCAGACACGGTCCTCCTCCGAGATGTGAACTACGCGATCCTGACCGTCAACAAGGGAGTCAGGATCTTCTCCAACGGCTTCAAGATCCGTTGCAGCCAGCAGTGCTTCATCCTGGGAGATGAGTTCGGTCTGGCTACCGTTTCCAACGACGGGTCCAACGCCCGTAACTCCAACGGCTCCACGGCCGAGGTCAGTTCGTCCGTCCCGGTGGGAACTCCTGGCGGTGCGATGGGATCCACCGGCGGCGGCGGTCGTGGCGGCGGCGGCATGTACAACGGCGGCTACCCGACCGGGACTACCCTTCATGATGCCGGTGGTGGAGCAGGTGCTCTCGTCCCGGCAGTCGACCAGCCAACCAACCCGTTCTACTTCCTCGGTGGAGCCGGCGGCCGTGGCGGCGACGCCCAGGCTGTCATCTCAGGTTCTGTCACATCCTACACTGGCGCGACCGGATCATCCGGTTCCATCCAGACGACGACACTCGGAGGCCTGCACGAGTTTTTCGCCGCCATGACATGCGGAAACGTGGGGCAGCCATCGGGCGCGACGGGTTCGTTCATCCCGTTCGCCGGCGGCGGCGGAGGCGGCGCGGGAGCATGCGGAAACTCCGGCTCTATCGGCGTCCGCCCTCGTTCAGGATGGGGCGGCGGCGGCGGTGGCGTGGTCTACATCGCGGCTCGGGACCTCATCTTCCAGGGGAAGGTGACGGCCAAGGGCGGTTCGGGAGGAAACAGCTTCTCACGCGGCGCTGGTGGCGGAGGCGGAGGCGGCGGCTTCGTCATGTTGGTCTACTCGGGACTCATCCTCCGGAACACCGTGGCAGACCAGATAGACGTCACCGGTGGGGCGGGCGGTCTCGGCTTCTCGGGATCTGTGACTCCACCAGGCCCGGGATCAGCCGGCTCCTTCTTCACCTATAGGATCTAAAACATGGCACTTCGCGGACCAGGTGTAATCGACGCATTCTTCGGGGACGGTAACGACGGTGACATCGTCATCACCGGCAGCCTCTACTTGCACAGAGACACGTACTACAACAAGGTGTGGATGAGCTCTACCCTTGGACAGACCCCGACGATCTTCACGAACTCGTACAAGCTTTTCGTCAGCTCGAAGATGTACTTCATCACCTCGGGAACGATCGACTGCTCGGGAACTCCCGGGACGACAGGTCCTGGTGGCACTGCTTTCAGCCTGGGATCGCTCCCCGCTGGAGGCAATGGGGGCACCGGCAGTGTGTCCAACGGGCAGCCTGGTTTCCCCCCATCCACGCTTTCTGCGTCCTTCGGAGGGAACGGTGGACAAGGTGGAGCAGGAGGTGGCACCTCGGCCGGTCCGGCAGGAATCGCCGCCGTTCCGAACGCTTCTTCGGGATCGATCCACAACTTCTTCTCGGCCATGACGGGCTACATGTTCGGTCAGGCGGGACTCTACGGGGTCGCCGGCGGAGCTGGTGGTGGAGCAGGCGGAGGAGCCGGCGCCGTCCAGGTCGGAGGTGGCGGCGGAGCAGGTGGCGGGACCCTGATGTGCGCTATCCGAGAGATCATCTCGACGGTCCAGTCTGGTACGATCCTCATGGCTCCGACAGGATCTACTGTCTGGAACACGGGTATCTTTATCAGTCAGAGCGTCGGTCCGACCGTAGCTCTCCAGATCCCGTACCCCAACGCCTTCGAGATCCATGTGACCGGTACCTTCCAGGCGAACGGAGGAAACGGGGGAGCTGGACAGGCCGGCGGAGTCACCGGGGGCGGCGGAGGCGGAGGCGGGGGAGTCGTGACCGTCATTTCTTCCAGAACCACGGGATCGTTGGTATATCAGGCGACAGCCGGACTCGGAGGAGCCTCGAATGGTGGCGGCGGAGTCGGAAGCAACGCCAATACGGGGTCGGTGTTCCTCTTCACCGTCTGAAAAGCGGTCTCGGGATCTAATTAGAGCTGAGACTGAGGGAACTTAGAAGAAAATGGCCAACCAGTTTCTAACAAACCAGACGCCGGCGACATTCGCGTACTGCATGTACGACCTGATGAAGGTCATGAACCAGGCCGGCTGGAGCATCATGGCGTGGTCGGACGGGACGACCGTGCACAACACCGGCACGATCCCTGGACCATATCAGCAAGGAGCGGGTTCTCCTGATCCCGTCTTCCCACTGACTGGTGCCTTCCCGAACACTGGCGCCGGCGGCGCCGGCGGTCTGGACAACAGCAGGGCTTGGTTCGTCGTGCGTCAACCACCGGGAACGGGCAGCGCGCAACCTGGCAACTCGGTCGCAGCCCCCTACGGCGGAAACCGCATGTTGGTTTTCCAGCGTACTACTTCGGATGACCTCTCGTGGAGGATCAAGTATTCGGTCGGTCCGACCTCGGGTCACGCCTCCCAGTATCAGTTCGCGAGCAATGCGACCACTACCCCGAGTCTCTTCAACACGGCTGCGCAGGACGAGGTTCTCCTCATCGGCGGTGGATCAGACGCGTCCCCGACCTTCACACTCTGCTTCATCAATGCCCAGCGTGGGACGGCCCGGTACCACAGCATGGCCAACGACGGACTGACATTTGAAGTCGCTCCATTCGGTGTCTGGTGTGCTGTCTGGAACGCCGGCGCGGGATTCTTCCCGATGTTCGGGTTCATCTTCGAACCGCTGCAACCGGGAACGACTGCTCCCGGAGAGCCAGAGCCGTACGTCATCGGGGTCGACGAGAACCAGTCTGTCAGCTCACAGAACGGATGCTTTGTTCTTTCGATCGGAAATGCGGCCTCGACGTTCTTTACACAGGCAGGAAACGGCGGGTCCGCAGGTTCGTGGTTCAGATACGGCCAGTCGAACCAGACTTTCCAGCGTCTTTGCCCGCTGACCTTCAGCTATATCGACGTCTCCTTGGGCGTTGTAAATACTGTTCCGGGCATGAGCTTCCGAGGAAACCCTCTTTCGACCAACCCGATCAACTCTGACGATGATCTTTTCCCGATCGCGTACGGTCGTCCGGCATCTTTCGGTGGAATCGGAGGGTACAAGGGAGTCGGGTCCATGATGAAGTGGAACAGCGCCGTGCGGGCGACCGGGGATACACAGGCCCAGGCGACGGTACGAGACAGAATCATCCTGGGGGTTGTCAGCGTTCCTTGGGACGGTTCGGTCCCGACGCTCTAGGGAGAGACCATGCAACACTTTACGACAAATACGACACCGTCGAACTGGGCTGACTGCTGGTTCAGGCTACTGCAGACCATGGGATCTGCCGGCTGGCAGACGATCGCATGGTCGGATGGGACGTCGGTGCACAACACACCCGTCGCCAATCCGTACCCCTACTCGACTTCTTCCATTGGCATCACGGCGGCTAGTCAGCTGAACAACGCACTGGCATGGATCGTGATGCAACAACCGCCGAGCAGCGGCAGTCTGACCGTCGGCGGAAACTACGCCGGTACCCGGCAGTACGGCATCCAGAACAGCAACGGCGGTGACGTCCGCACATGGAGGATCAAGTACTCATTCAGTGGTGGTTACACGGCTCCCGCCGCCGCCGGGACCGCTACTCGCATGCCCGTCATCAACTCTGGCATCTCGGACGAGGTCTTCATCTGTGGCGGCGGATCGGACGCCTCTCCTACTTTCGACTTCGTCTTCGGAGGCACGAACGGAGGATCGCGTTGCAACTGCATGGCTGACGACGGGTTCTTTGTCAGCGGATCGAACGCAACCCCGTACGGGTTCTACATGATCACATGGACCAACGGTGCTGGCGCCGGAACAGAAGCTGAAGTCGGCATGGATCCCATGATCTCCGGGAGTTGCCCGGCAGGAGATGTCGATCCGTTCTGCTTCCGCCGGATGAACACGACGATCAGTACCGGGATATTCAATCCGTTCATCTCCCAGCAGACTTTTGGCAGGGCCGCGGGCGTCAACGGAGTCGCGCTCACCTGGTTCAGAAAGAACAATCCTCAGGGTGCCCAGTTCACAGGCATCGCTGGGGGATACTGGTCGAGAGGAAACAGCAGCAACGGTTTCCAGAATGCTATCCCGCAGCAGGCGGGTGCCAACGTGAATTCAAACGAGGATGACCTCCTTCCAGTCGTCATGATTCGTGGAGCTAGCCTTGGTGGGTTCGGCGGGTACAAGGGAGTGAGCAGCCTCATTCGATACACGTCGAGCATCAAGACCACGGGAACGGCTCTGTCGGTTGCTGGAAACAGAGACAGGATCGTCGTGAACACATGCACGCTTCCGTGGGACGGATCGCTTCCGACGGTCTAAGGAGAGAAAGATGGCGTTCTTCTTCAACATAAACCAGACCCCGACCAACTGGACTGGTTGCATGATGCAGCTCTGGCAGGTCATGGTCAGTGCGGGATGGACAGTCCTGTCCTGGTCAGACGGTGCTACGGCTGGTGGAACGACCCACGGTTCTCCTGGAGCGGGTTTCCTGGGGTTCTCGACGAACTCTCTCGGGATTCCGAACAGCGCCGGTGGTCTTGGCAGTGCCAACAACGCCGACGCCTGGATCCTCATGCAGCAGCCGACCAGCTCTCTGAGCCTCGGTCCTCCGTACGGTGGTGTCCGGCAGCTGACCTTCCAGCAGAGCAAGACCAACGATCGCACGTCGTGGAGAGTCAAGTACTCCCTGAGCGGTGGCTATACGAATCCTGCCTCGACGGGATCCGTGACCGCGACACCGTCGATCAATGCTTCCATCAACGACGAGGTCATCCTCAACGGTGGCGGGACCGATACAAATCCGTCGTTCCAGCAGCTGTTCAGCAACAACGGAAGCTGGGAAGGAGCTACCAGATGCCACGCCATCGCGGATGATGGAACGGGTCCGGCATCGGGTAGCATCCAACCGAACGTCCCATTTGGTTTCGTGATGTGGGGACCCGTTCAGGGAGGACAAATAAACGGTCTCAACTTCAACATGCCGGTCAACTTTGCCTACATGATGGATCCGCTGGAGGTCGGATCAGCCGCTCCTCAAGACAAGGATCCGTTCATCTTCTACAACGACATCAGCGGCGCCACATTCTTGAACGGCGCGCTTGGAGCCAGCTCGTGGACCACGAGCAACTTCAACAACCAGAACGCACCGCGGTGCTGGCAACGGTATGGGCAGTCAAATCAGACTTTCACGAACGTCCAGGCGTGCGTCCCATTTACGGTTGATACAGCAGGCGCGGTCCACAGCTACGGAGGAAACGCGACTACTGGTGCCGACGATCTTCCGCCTATCATTTACACCAGAAATTCGGGCGACGGTGGATTGACGGGGTACAAGGGAATCAGCTCGTTTGTCCGCTGGAACGGGACACTCAGGCAGACCAGCGACACGTTGAGTGTCCAGATCCCTGGATTCTCTCGGGACAGGATCATCGTGGCTCACTGCAATCTACCTTGGGACGGATCTTCGGTTCCGATAATCTAAGGACAAAGGGGACGTAAGTGCTCTCCTACAAGGACACAGTACTCGCAGATAGCGCGATCCTCCTCTGGAGGTTCGAAGACACCATCACTGGCGCAGGTCAGACCGTGTCTGACGCCGGCCCGTATGTGATGACGGGTACGCTGTCGAGCACTTCCACGGTGACACTCACCGGGGCTCTGACCTGGAACGAGTACTATGACGGCGGAACGCCCTCTGGTTCTTGGAGGGCCGACAGCTCAGCTCCCGCCATCCTCTTGAACCCCCGTAACGAGTTCACCGGATCGAATGACGTCAGCCCGACCAACCCGACGTTCTCGGTCGAGTGGTGGTACAAGCCTGTCTCGTTCAACAACTTCAACAACCTCATCGGATTCAACAACTGGGGATACTTCACCTGTCACCAGGACGTGAACGGGGGAATGTACTGCGGGATCCAGCTCAATGAGCGGTTCACGCCTTCTGATCTCGGAAATAATCGCGTCGGCGCGATCTATCACATGGTCTTCACGTACGACGGGACCACGGGGAAGATCTACCGAAACGGCGCCTTGGTGTCTGCCAAGACCATGTCTCCTCCGAACCAATGGTCGACCTATCCGACGGGAAACAGCTTCCAGAGCTTCTTCGGGATCAACCCGACGAACGCCGGTTCCTGGAACGCGTACTTCGACAATCTTGCGCTGTACAAGAGCACCCTGACTCAGGCACAGATCCTGAATCACTATCAGGTCGGCATCTCAGGAACACAGGCTGGCAACCGGTACCAGTCGATGATCCAGCTGTCGAACCCGACGATCTACTACAGGCTGGGCGACGCTTCCGGCTCGACACCCAACATCAAGGACTACTCCCAGACCGCTGGATTCCCCGGAACGTTGGTGGGTGGAGCCAATGGGGTGATGTTCCAACAGCCCAGCCTGGTGGACGGCCTTGACACCGACGGCGGCATCAGCGGTACCCTGCCCGGCAACGCACCCTACATCAACACCCCGGCATCTACCGGCATCGGCGGAACCAACGGACCGTTCACGGTCGAGTGGTGGCAGAATCCGTCGGCCTTCGCGACAGGTAGCTCGTACATCAACACGATCGGCGCGGGGTTCACGAAGTTCTTCGCGGGACAGGTTTCTGGATCGGGAGAGGCGTTCGTTGGGATCAACACCAAGGACATGTTCCTTGCACGTGATCTCCAACAGGGATTCTATACCCTTGGGCAGAAGACGCACCTCACGTTCGCCTACGATGGCATCACCTGGGGTTATCTCTACAAGAACGGAAAGCTCGTCCAGTGGAAGCGGATGGCTCCGTCTGTCGCCTGGGGAGCCAACGGTTTCGCCATCGGTTCGGGATCCTGGGCAGGCGAGTACGATGAGGTCGCTGTCTGGCCATCTATCCTCAACATCGATGAGATCTACCAGCACTACTTCGTGGGTCTGGGAAGCGCGTCCCTCCCCACACCGTCGATCAGCGGAGCAGTGGCATTTAGCGGGTCCGTCTACGGTCCCGGAAACCAGGTCCTGAAGACAGGTGGGACCTTCGTTCTTCTTTCGGGAAGCGGGTTCCAGCCGAACACGCAGGTGTACGTCAGTGGTGTGCGGTGCCAGCCTTTCGCTGGACCGGTCGACACGTTCCCCAGCTGGAACTACATCCTCGGAGACAACAACGGAAAGCGTCAGTTCGCTGCCCCCACGTTCTGGGGATCGAGCGGCAGCCAGCTCCTGTTCTACGCCCCGACAGGTACTCTGGGTTCGGCCAGCATTTCCGTCCTGAATCCGGACGGACAGTCGGCTACAGGCTCGAACCTGCTCCTGTACGTGACAGCTTCAGATGACTATCACGCGCTCATCATCAACGACCAGCCCAACCTCTTCTGGCGAATGGATGACGGCTCGGGTTCATACAAGCTCCCGAACTACGTGAGCCAAGACTCCAATGATGTAGTCTACTGGCGTCTCGACGAGGCCAGCCAGCCGTACCTGAGCACAGGCAACGGCAGCAGCTTGCCACTGAACCAGCCGGCCCAGGTCTTCCAGGTCACATCTTCGGCCGGGGTGTTCCCATTCCCGTCGGGATCGGTCGCCTTCCCGGGACCGCAGTACTCTGACAACTTCCTGGACACGGGTCCGACCGGAACGACCCTGCATGAACTCACCACCTTCTCCGTCGGGTGCTGGGTATACATGCAGGACTACGGTTTCAACTGGGCCGGCGGACCGGGTAACTACGCGTCGATCGTCGGAAAGGCCTACCGTCCGGACGCCTCTGGGTGGACCGGACCGTTCTGGTCCTGGAACATGCAGGTCCTGAACGACGCTACCGGTCGTTTCTTCGTACAGGTCATTACCGGAGGCACCAGTCGCAACATCGAGACGAACTTCGTCATCCCGATCAACCAGTGGGTTCACATCGGAATGACCTACGACGGAAGCACCCTGAACGCCTACGGCAACGGGGCGAACGTGGGATCATTGGTGGTCAACCAGGCGATGGACTTTGGT